CGGTCGGTAACCCTGACGGGACGCCAATCGGGCCGACCGTCATCAAGATCGTAGCGGCCGGTGTCGACGGCTCGGATTGAACTGCCGCCGAAGCTGGTCCCGGTCTTCACCCCGCCGCGTGGTGCTGTCCAGTATCGCGGCGCGCATGGCGGGCGAGGTTCGGCGAAGTCGTTCACCTTCGCCAAGATGGCAGCGATATGGGGATACGCTGAACCGCTGCGTGTCCTGGCGACCCGAGAGTTTCAGGCGTCGATCAAGGAGAGCTTCCACGCCGAACTGAAAGCGGCGATAGCGTCTGAGCCGTGGCTTGAAGCGCACTACGACGTCGGGGTCGACTATCTGCGCGGACGGAACGGCACCGAGTTCATCTTTCGCGGCCTGCGGCACAGCGTCAACACGATCAAGTCGCTCGCCAAGATCGACCTGACGATCGTCGAGGAGGCCGAGGACGTGCCGGAGGTGTCGTGGCTGGCGCTGGAGGCGACGGTGCTGCGGCAACCGCTCTCCGAGCTCTGGCCGATCTGGAATCCCCGCTCCGATGGTTCGCCGGTGGATCTGAGGTTCCGGAAGAATGCCCCGTCGAATGCGCTGATTGCCGAGATCAACTGGCGTGATAACCCATGGTTTCCAAAGGGGCTCGACGAGCTTCGCAGGCGCGATCAGGAACGGCTCGACCCGAACACCTACGCCCATATCTGGGATGGCGCCTACCTCACCAATTCTGACGCCCAGGTCTTCGGCGGCAAGTGGCGGATTGCAGAATTCGAGCCTGGCCCGGAATGGGACGGCCCGTATCAAGGTGGTGACTTCGGTTACAGCCAAGACCCGACCGCAGCGGTGCGGTGCTGGGTTCACGGCGACACGCTCTATGTGAGCCACGAGGCTTTCGGCAAGCCGGAGCTGGACGCAATACCGGCCTTCGTCTGTGCGCGGATTGATGGCTTCGACAAGCACGCCACGAGATGGGACAGCTCGGCGCCGGGCTCGATAAGCCTGATCAAGCGCAACGGGCTACCGAGGTCTGAAGGTGTGGAGAAGTGGAAGGGCAGCGTTGAGGACGGAGTGAGGTTCCTGCGGTCGTTCCGCGAGATCGTCATCCATCACCGATGCCCCTGCCTGGCGCAGGAAATGCGGCTCCACAGCTACAAGGTAGACCGGCTGACGGGGGATATCCGGTCGGACATGGTCGACGCACACAATCATGGGATCGACGCGCTGCGCTACGCGGTCACGCCGATGATCAAGCGCAGCGCTTACACCCTGGCGAACCTCTGAGGATGTGATGGGATTTATCGCCAAGGTGACGGATGGCCTACAGAGCCTCGTCTCTGGCCTCGGCACGGCGAGGGACAAGGCATCAAGCGTCGGGTATTACACGTCGTTCCTGACGGACGACCAGTTGCTAGCGGCCTATCGTTCCGCATGGCTCCCGCGCAAGATCGTCGAGATCCCTGCCCATGACGCTTGCCGGAAGTGGCGAGACTGGCAGGCGACGCCGGAGCAGATCGAAAGGATCGAGGAGGTCGAGAAGCTTCTCGACGTTCGCGGTAAGGTTCTGTCGGCCCGCATCAAGGCGCGCCTGTTCGGCGGCGCGGCGCTCTATATCGGCACTGGCGATCTTGACCCCGCGCTTCCACTTGACCCGGCCCGTGTCGGGCGAGATGGAGTGCAATATCTCACGGTCCTGACCAAGCGCGAGATCGCGGCGGGGCAGATCGAAAGCGACCCCCTGAGCCCGTTCTATGGCCGTCCCAGGGAATACACGATCAGCAGCACGACCGGGGGACAGGTTACGGTCCACCCATCGCGCCTTGTGGTGTTCATTGGGCAATCTGCTGGCGACGACACGCTTACCGCAGCCCAGACGCAGGGATGGGGCGACAGCGTCCTGATGTCGACCTATGACGCAGTGAAGAACGCGGATGCGACGTCTGCTAATATCGCATCGCTGATATTCGAGGCGAAGGTCGACGTGTTCAATATACCGGGCCTGATGAATTCCATTGCGGACCCGGAATATGAAAGCAGGCTCCTGACCCGCTTCCGTGTGGCTAACACCGCGAAGGGCATCAACGGCGCGCTTCTCCTTGATGGAGATGAAACCTACACGCAGAAGTCGGCCAACTTCACCACGCTGCCGGATATCCTCGACAGGTTTCTGCAGATCGTCTCCGGCGCCGCCGACATCCCGGTTACTCGGCTTCTGGGGCAGTCACCAGCCGGCATGAATTCCACCGGCGATGGGGATCTGCGAAACTACTACGACAAGGTCTCCGCCGGGCAGGAGCTTGAGATGACGCCCGCGATGCGCATCCTCGACGAATGCCTGATCCGGTCAGCGCTCGGCTCCCGCCCGCCCGAGGTGCATTATATCTGGGCCTCGCTCTGGCAGATCAGCGACAAGGAGCGCGCCGAGATTGGCGTTGCATCCGCGAACACCCTCAAGACACTGGCCGACACCGGCCTGTTCCCGCAGGAGGCACTTGCGACGGCCGGCGCGAACATGCTGGTGGAACGCTCCATCATGCCGGGCCTTGATCAGGCGATCGAGGATGCCGGCGGCCTGCCGGATTACGAGGCCGAGCTGGCGGCGCAACAGGAGGCGCAGCGGGCCGCGATGGAGACGGCGCAGGTATCGAATGAGGCGGCAGGGCAGAACGACCCGCCGGCCACCTGATGCAGACCTATCGCATCGCCTCTCTCGTCGACAAGCCGCGCCGGTCATCGGTCATCCTGCCGGGGATAGAACCGTCCATCGGCGCCGAGACCAGCGTCCTGCGAGCCGAGCGGCAGATGTTGCGGGAGATGGCGGCATGGACGCGGGAGAACGTCCTGCCGGCCTATGACCGCACGCCGCCGCTGGTGGGTGACGCCGTCGTGCAGGATATCGACGAGTGGGTGTGGAGCGAGTTCGATCGTGTCGCCTCTCGATTGGTGGCCGTGGAAGCGGAGACGGTGCGCCGCGTTCTGAGGCTTGAGGCCATCCGGCACACTGACAAGTTCATGGCGGCTGCCAAGAGGGCGCTAGGGATCGATCTGAGCGCCGTTGTGCGGGAGGATGACCTGGGGGCTTACCTTGATCAGGCGGGAGCAAGGAGCGCGAGCCTGATATCGGGCCTAGCCGACGACGTCCGGAAGAAGATCAAGGATCGGACGATCACGGCTGTTTTGCAGGGTGAGACCTCTGCGAACCTGCGAAAGACGCTGGCGAAGGAGTTCGGCCTTGCCGACAACCGCGCCAAGGTCATCGCGCGGGACCAGATCAGCAAGGTGACCTCGGACCTGAACAAAATCCGTCATCAGCAGGCCGGCATTACGGAATATGTCTGGTCGACCGCGCATGACGAGCGTGTAAGGGCGCTTCACAGGTCGCTGGACGGGAAGACTTACGCTTACGGCGAACAGACTGGAGCCGAGCAAGGGTTACCTCCAGGCCAGCCGATCATGTGTCGGTGCATCGCGCGGGCGATTGTGGAATTTTAGATGCCGAGGATCTTCCGGACATCGTCTGGAATGTCCGTCTCCATCGACGGCCCAATCTCCGGACCTATCCATCCGGCGATAACCTTGTGGCGATGATCGGCGAGGGCCTGATCCCGCTTGATCTGAAGCCGGAGTTCCTCGACCTGCATACGCAGCGTGTGGATTTCGCGCATCATCTCTCGGAACTGATCGTCGGTCATGATCTACCGGTCGCCACGCTGGTCAGTCCCAATAGGAGATTGGAGGGGGAAGGCCGCATTCATCCTGGGCGGCGGCCCGTCCCTGAAGGAGTTTGACGCAGAACGGCTACGCGGCAAAGGTCGGATCATAGCAGGTTCCAGGACAAGGGCCTTGATGTTCTGGCGATCGACTTCGCGCCGAACGCCCGCGAAAGCGACGTGCCTTTCGTCGAGGCGTGCCTCTGGTCGCTGCCGGCCGATATTCGCCCCGCGCATTGGGGCTTCTGCACGGACGTTCTTGAGCACATACCTCCGTCTCACGTTGATGAGGTGCTGATGAGTATAGCACGCCTGTCGACGGCTGGCGCCTATCTGCGGATCGCAACGCGGCACGACAAGATGGGGCCGCGCCTGATCGGAAAGCCCCTGCACATGACCGTGCGCGATGCCGACTGGTGGCGCCGGAAGGTTGAGAGCGTGTTCCCGCTGGTGGATCTGATCGAGGACACCGGCCGGGATGTGATCCTGCTCGCCAGGCACTGAGGATAGCTGACATGCAGTTCGTTGACGCCGTAATCCCGACCGGGATGCGCCTGACCAATGACGGCTATCTAGTGGGAGAGGTGCGCTGCGCCCGCACCGGCTGTCAGCAGTATATGGCTCGTGAGATTGGCCTGCAGCGCGACGGCCTGGTCAATGTCTACCGCCCCGAAACGGCGGTGTTCGACAAGGACAGCCTCGCCACCTTCGCCGGGAAGCCGGTCACGGTCGGCCATCCGTCGGAAGCTGTGACGGCCGACAACTGGCGCCAGCACGCCGTCGGCGACGTCGGGACGGATATCGCGCGGGACGGCGAGTTCGTCCGGGTGCCGATCAAGCTGATGGATGCCGCGGCGATCAAGTCGGTGCAGTCCGGCACCCGCGAAATTTCGATGGGCTACACGACCGACATCAAGGTCGAGGACGGCACAGCCCCGGACGGCACGCCCTATCAGGCGATCCAGACCGGCCCGATCCGCATCAATCACCTCGCCATCGTGCCGCGCGCACGTGGCGGTTCTGAGCTCCGCATCGGCGACGGTGCGGTCACGTGGGGCGCTGCCCCGATCCTCCCAGCCACCGATAAGGAGACCGTCACGATGAGTGATGCACTTCGCACTGTGGTCGTGGACGGTCTGTCGGTGAGCACCACCGATCAGGGCGCCCAGGCCATTACCAAGCTGCAGGCCGACCTTCAGTCGTCCGCCGCCAAGCTCACCGACGCAGAGAAGTCGCATACCGCGACCATCGCCAAGAAAGACGAAGAGATCGGCGCCCTCAAGGCTGATCTGAAGAAGGCGCAGGACGCGCTCCCCAAGCCCGCTGACCTCGACAAGATGGTCGCCGATCGCGCCGCGCTCGTGACCGTGGTCAAGGCGATCGACGCCAAGATCGACCCGGCCGGCAAGACCGACGCCGATCTTCGCAAGGCGGCTGTGTCGGCCAAGCTCGGCGACGAGATGGTGAAAGACGCTTCCGATGCCGAAATCGCCGGCATGTTCAAGGCCATCGCCAAGGACATCAAGGCGGCCGACCCGGTGCGTACCGCGCTGATCAACGGCCGGGCCACCGTGGATGCCAATGACAACGGGCAGTCCACCTATGAGAAGCGCCTGAGCGACGCCTGGAAGGGCCCGGTCGCCAACACGAAGGAGGCCTGACCGATGGCCGTTCAGACCAGCTACAGCGAGAACATCGCCGCCGCAGTCGCGGGCATGATCGCGAATATGGAGCCGAGCGTCATCATCTCGCGGACGGTCGCGGATGCTGATGGCGTGGGATTCGGTAAGGTCGTTCAGGAGGCGTCTACCGATGGCCTGTGCACCGCCGACCTCGACACGGCCGACATGGATGCCATGAAGTTCATCGGCATCACCGTCATGGACCGCTCCGTTCGTCCTGAGACGCCGAACAAGTTCTCTCAGTATGAGTCCGCGCGCATCATGCGCAAGGGCGTCATCTGGGTTACGGCCTCCACAGCCGTCAGTGCTGGCACGGATGTGACCGTTACCCTCGCCACCGGCGCCCTGAACTCCATCGCCGTCGGCGTTGGCCAGGTCGCCATTCCCAATGCGCGCTGGGAGTCGAGCACGTCGGGTGCCGGCCTCGCCAAGCTGCGGATCGGCTGAAGGAGGCCATAAGTCATGAACATGCACTTCGATGCACAGGCCTCCACCGGCTTTGTGGTTTCCCAGACCACCCATGTCGAGCGGCAGGTCAATGAGACCGTCTATCCCGATATCCAGTATTCTGCGTTGATCCCGGTGGACACCTCGGCGCACCCGTTCGCCCAGACCGTGACCTATTACAGCTCCGACAAGTTCGGCGCGGCGGACTGGATCAACGGGAACTCCGACGACATCCCGCGCGCCGGGACCAATCGCGCCGAGCACAAGACCTCGGTCTATACCGCTGCGATCGGTTATGGCTGGGGCTGGGAAGAGGTCAACGTCGCCATGCTGACGGGCGTCAACCTCACGGCCGACGATGCCATGGCGGCCCGGCGGGCCTATGAGGAGATGGTCGACCGCGTCGCTCTTGCCGGTGACGCCACGAAGAATTTCGACGGCTTCATCGACTATAGTGGCGTCACCGCCGCCGCTGCGACCTATGGCGATTGGGCCGGCACCTCCACGACGGAGGATCAGATCCTCGCCGATGTGAACAACGGCATTCTCGGCATTTCGACCGACACTCTGTACACGTCGATCGCCGATACGCTGCTCATGTCCCCGGAGCGAATGAACCTCCTGGCCACCGCTCGCCTCGGCGACACGACCATGACGGTTCTGGAGTTCCTCCGCCGGAACAACACCTATACCGCCATGACAGGCCAGCCGCTCATGATCCGCGCGGTTCGCGGGCTCTCCACGGCTGGCGCCGGCGGCACGCAGCGCATGATCGCATATCGCCGCAGCCCCGATGTTCTGAAGCTGCATATCCCCATGCCGCATCGCTTCCTCCCGGTCTATCAGGAAGGCCCGCTTCGCTGGGTCGTCCCAGGTGTATTCCGACTCGGCGGGCTCGACATCCGCCGGCCGAAGGAAGTCAGGTATATCGATGGACTGTGAGTCATCATGACTTCGGTCACCAATAAGCACACCGGCCCGCTGGCATTGCCTGGCGGGCCGACGTTGCAGCCGGGCCAGACGCGCGACGTCGCGCGCTGGAACGTCATGCGTCATCACAACGTGGTCTCGGCGTGGCTTCGCGCCGGGGTCTTGAAGGTCGAAGATGAGGTTGTCGAGCCTGTCTCGGCGGCTGTCATCGAAGACACCATGGAACATCTCCGGGCCGAAGCCGAGTCCATAGGGATCGATGTTGATGGGCGCTGGGGCGAAAAGCGCCTGCGCTCTGAGATTGAGAAAGCCCGCTGATGGCATATGTCCAGCCCACCATTGTTGATCTGAAAGCGCGGTTCCCGTCGCTCTCTGTCATCGACGATGTCTTGCTTGCGCTGGTGCTCGGTGAGGCTATCGACGCGGTTGGCGAGCTCTGGCTAGAGCGCGACAGGGCAATAGCCCAACTCTATTACGCCGCTCACCTCGCGACGTCTCAGGGGCTTTCGGACGGCGGGCTTTCTGCGGTTGCGGGACCGGTCAAGCGCGACAAGGTCGGCGATTCCGAGACCGAATTCGCGGGTGTCGGCGGTATCTCTGGCGGAGACGGGTTCGGCACGACGGCTTATGGCCTGGCCTATCTGCGTCTGCTGCGTCTCAACTTCCCTGGAATTGCGGTTGCCTGATCATGGGCGTGACGATGAAGATCAGGCGGAAGCAGCATCGCAAGATGCCGGACGCCATCGTTGGCCCGCGCCGCGTCAAGGTCGGCTTTCCGGCCGGAAAGGCGTCTGGCGGTGTGATCGAACGAGCGATCTGGAATAACTTCGGGACGCGAGGCGGAGCCTCTGGCGGCGGATGGGGCGGGCCGATCCCGGAGCGCCCGTTCATGCAGAACTCTATGCGCGCCAATAGCGGCAAGTATAGGGATGCCATGAAGACGTCGGCGGCGAAAATCCTGCGCGGCGAGACGGCGTTGTCAATCGTGATGAACAAGCTCGGAATCCTCGCCCAGGGCGACATCCGAGGCGAGATTACGTCCCTTGCCAGCCCGCCGAATAGCCCCGTCACCGTCGCACTCAAGGGCTCCAGTAACCCGCTGATCGACAGCGGCGGGATGCGGGCTGCGGTGACGTGGAAGGTCGATAAATGAACATCGCCGGCCTTGCCATAGATCGCCGCGCCGTCTCCATGACGCAGCGCCGCAGTGCGACAGACAGCTATGTCGACGGCGAGCGCGTGCCGGGAGCGGTGACAGCGGCAACGATCAAGGCCGTGATCCAGCCCATGCCGGGCCGCGAGTTGCGCGACCTGCCGGAGGGCATCCGCGAGGAAGCGGGATGGCTGCTTTGGTCGCGGACGGCAATCGCGAACGACGACGTGATCGTACACGGCGGGCGGTCCTATCGGGCGCTCAAGGTCTGGCCGCGCGATGAGTGTGGCTTCACGCGCGCCGCTCTTGGGATGCTGCCGGCATGATGGACAGCGAGGTTCATACCGCGGTGGTGGCGTGGCTCGCCTCTTTGGCGGGCTTGACCGTCATCAAGGCATATGAAGGCGGCGACGGGCCGGCGGCCCCCTATATTGCGGTGAACCTGACGGGCATCGCCGAGGTCCGCGAGAACGCGCAGTTCGACGAATACGATCCGGACCTGCCGCACGATTCCGCTCTTGGCGACGTCACAGTGAAGCCGCAGATCGAAACAGAGTGGCGCTTTTCCGTGCATGCCTACGGGGCGCACCGGATCAACCCGAAGACCGATGCGCTCGTGTCGCCGCGCCCCCTGGCGCCGACCGACATCCTGCGTCCGATCCGCGCCGCTGCACAGATCGCGCAGAAGAACGAGCTGCTGATGCCGGGCCTCACCGTTCACGAGGTCTCGACGATCCGCTTCGTGCCCGAATATGTCAACGAACGCTGGGAGCCGCGCGCCCAGATGGACGTCTTCCTGCGCGGAATCGTCTCGGACGGCTTCGTGATCGACGTGATCGAAGAATACTCGCTCGTTCACGAACGAACCTATACGGCAACCCCAAACATTCCAGCCCCCGTGGGCTCAAACTGAAAGGCTTGTCCCATGGCAAGACTCCCGTTCTCAAGGGTTGTGAACGTCACGATGACGCGCAACCAGCAGTTTCCGAGCCGTCGAGGTTTCGGCGTTCCTCTGTTCCTCACCGTACAGGACCTGTCCGCCATCCTCGACACCGGGGCTCTGACGAAGGTCTACGGTTCCATGGACGAGGTCGCCGTCGACTTCTCGTCCGGCGAGGACTTCTACGATGCCGCCGAACTGGCGTTCAGCCAGAACCCGCGTCCGCTACAGATCAAGGTCGGGCAGCTCACCGGCGGCACCGGCTATGACGAGGACGCCCTGAAAGACGACCTCGATGCCATCTACGAGGCTGACCCGGACTGGTATTGGATCTGCGTTGACAGCGTGATCCGCGACGACGACGCCGTGATCGACGGCCTGATCGAGTGGGTCGAAGCCAAGCCCAAGATCGCGCTGATCGACAGCAACGATACCGCGATGGAAGCGGCGAACGATACCACCAGTGTCGCCGGCCGGAACAAGGGCCTGTATGAGCGCTCGGCGGTGTTCTACCACACCGATGCAACGCTCTTCCCAGCTTTCGCGCTCGCCGGCAAGCTCGGCACGTTCAACTTCGACCAGGCCGGTTCTGCCTACACCGCGAAGTTCAAATATCTGGCGGGGGTTCCTGCTGTGAACCTCGGATCGGCCAAGGTCCAGGCCATCACCGGGTTTACCCCAGCTCTGGGGCAGTCGACCACGGCCGGCAACCTCGCCAACACCTATATCGACATCGGCGGCCAGACCTTCGTGGTCGAAGGGTCGATGCTCAAGGCGAACGTCTTCCTCGACGAGATCCATGCCACGGACTGGATCATCTCCCGCACCGAGGAAGAAGCACTCGGCGTGCTGCTTAACAACGCCCGCGTGCCCTTCACCGACGCCGGCATGGAGATGATTGCCTCCGCCGCCCGCACAGTGATGCAGATCGCTGGCCGTGCCGGTCTGATTGCCAACGATATCAACCCGCTCACGGGGCTCTACGAGGCGGCGGTGACCTATGAAATCCCGTCGGTGTTCTCGGTTCCGGAGAGCCAGCGCAAGGCCCGTATAGCCCCGGCGATTGCGGTGCGCTTTCGTTATTCCGGCGCGGTCCACTACGCCACCATCAACTACAACATGAGCTTCTGAGGTGAACCATGGCTCGGTCTTCCAGCTATTCGGCTAAGAATGTTACGGCCATGGTCGATGGCCAGCGTGTCCAGGGGTTCTGGGATGGCGACGATGCTGTCGTCGTTGAACCGACCGAGGATATCGGCACGATGCTCGTTGGGGCGGATGGTGACAGCATCTTCAGCCAGCGCGCCGGCAACCCGCACACCATCACCCTGCGGCTCCAGCACACCAGCCCGACCCATCGCCTGCTCCAGCAGAAGTGGGCTGTGCAACGCGCCCCCGGCATCCGCGTGACGCCGTTCCCGTTCACTCATATGGACGTGGACAGCGGCGAGGGTGGCGCAGCCAATGAGTGCTTCATCATGACCGTCCCGTCCGATCAGAAGGGGCGGAACGCCGTGATGCGCGAGTGGGTGCTGGTGACCGGCGAGTACCTGCCGAACATCCCGAACGGGTGATATGCTCGGGAGATGCTTCGCGTCCTCCTTGCACTCCTGTTCATAGCGCCCGCCGATGCCGGCGAGCCCATTAGAGGCCAGGCGACGGTCATCGACGGCGACACGATAGAGATCCACGGCGACCGCATCCGCCTGTTCGGAATCGACGCACCGGAAAGCCGTCAGGGGTGCCTCGACATCACAGGGCGGGAATATGCCTGCGGACGAGAGGCGGCGTTTGCCCTTGCCGACTGGATCGGCCGGGCAACAGTCGAGTGTGTGGCGCGCGGAACCGGACCCTATCGCCGGATCGTGGCGACCTGCAACGTGCGCGGCGAGGACATTGGCCGGTGGCTGGTCCGCACAGGCCGCGCGCGGGCTGATGAGCGGTACAGCCGAGACTATTCAGAAGATGAGGTGAGCGCTCGCGCTGCCCATGCCGGGTTCTGGCGGGGGCAGTGGGTGCCGCCCTGCGCATGGCGCAAGGGCGCCAGATAACAGAGGACATCATGGCAGAGAAGAAGTTCGGCGGCCGGACATTCCGCGTCGTCCCCATGCTCGCGACTGGCGCAATCGTATTGCAGGCCCGTGTGATGGCGGCGGCAGGCCCGGCGCTCTCCAGCCTTGGCGATGTGTTCGCCGGGATGGACAAGGACGCCAGCGAGGACGTCAGGTCGGCGGCCAACGCTGCGGCAATCGGGGCGTTCGCCCGCATCTTCGCCAGCGCGAAGCCGGACGAGCTAGCCGGCCTGATCAGGGATATCGTCGAGACGGCGCAGATCAGGCGGGATTCGGGCGACTATCACCCGGTCGACTTCGATGGCGACTTCACGGATCATCCGGGCGACGTCTACCCCGTTCTGGTGTGGGTGCTGCGTGAGCAGTTCGGCCCTTTTTTCTTCGGGCTCCTGGGGAATGGCGGCCTCGCAAAGGCGGTCAAGGGCTGACCGAGCAGGAGGTGAAGCGTATCGCGCCGAACCTCGACCTGTTCCTCTGGCGGCCCATCATCTCCGATCCACCGCTCTACGGACTCCGCGACCTGCGCGAGTGGGTGACGCTCGCCGACGTGCTTGACGCTCACGAGGCCATCAACATGAGGATGGCTATGAGGGAGAAGGCGAATGGCTAGGGGAACTAGATCGAGCAGTTAGCCTTGCCGAGCTGCTTGCTGCCCTGTCCGGCGGACGCGGTCATCGCGTCATAGACCCGGATGACGACGAACGTTCCCTTCGGGACGTCCTTATAGAATTGCAGTGAGGAGCAGGCAGACGTTGCGAGCCCGTCGCGGTTCTTGCCGTTGTCGACGACGAACAACCAAAGGCCGGTGTTACTGCCATCCGCCCAATCCGCCGCCAGCACGGCCGGGTATAGGCTTTGCTTGATCCTCTCCGGGATCGTCTTCGTCCATTCGTCCGCCGCTGCCGATCCAGTCGCGCAGATCGACGCGATCGCCAGAGAAAACACTATCCGCATCACAACATCCTCGAGGCGCCGACTTGATCATCGACGAGCTGATTGCCATCCTTGGATACGACATCCAAGGCGAGGAGGATCTTAAGCGCTTCCGCAACGGCCTGAAAGAGGCGACGCGCGACGCTCAGGAGCTTGCGCAGCGCCTTGGCCGCGGTGTCGCGCTTGCCGGCGCCGCGCTGGCGGCCGGGCTCGGCTTCCTCGGGAAGTCGGTCATCGACACCGGCGCTCAGTTCGAAAACCTCGGCGTGCGCCTGGAGGCGCTGGAGGGTTCGGCAGAGGCCGGGCAGCGCGCGCTCGAATGGGTGCGCGAGTTCGCCGAGGAGACGCCCCTGTCCCTTTCCGAGGCCGCCGACGCCTATGCCCGGCTGAAGACCTTCGGCATCGACCCAACCAACGGCGCATTGCTCGCCGCTGTGGATACGATGGCGATGGCGGGGCAGGGCGCCGACTATCTCGGCGGCGTCGTGCTGGCGATGGGGCAGGCGTGGACGAAGCAGAAGCTTCAGGGCGAGGAAGCGCTGCAGCTTATCGAGCGCGGCGTTCCGGTTTGGGATATGCTCGCCGAAGCCATGGGTAAGAGCGTCCCCGAGATTCAGAAGCTTTCCGAGCAAGGCAGGCTCGGGCGAAAGGAGATGCTTCTCCTGTTCGATGCCATGGGGAACCGCGCGGCCGGCGCCTCTGCCAAGATGGCGCGGACGTGGACCGGCCTGATGGGGCGGCTCGGCGACCAATGGGAGAAATTCCTCAAGCTGATCGCTGACAACGAGGTCTTCGACAACGCCAAGCGCATCGTCGAGGACATGCTGGTCTCGATCGAGGGTGCATTCACCGATGGCCGGGCGGAGCGCGCCGCGCGCTTCTTCTCCGGACTGTTTGTCGGCATCGCCAACGGCATCGCGCGGGTGAGCGGCCAGATCACGCGGCACATCGGGTTCATCATCGACAATATCGACGCCCTGCGGCCGTACCTCTATGGGCTTGCGGCGGGTTTTGGTGTCCTGCTCGCCGCCACCTTCCCGGTGACGACGGCGCTGCTCGGCATAGCCCTCGTGATCGACGATATCCTGACCTATCTCGAAGGCGGTAAGTCCGTGTTCGGCGACGTCGTGAAGTGGCTTCGCGAACTGACGGGGATCCCCGAGGAGATTGCCGCAGCGTTTACCGGGATCGGCGCGATTGTGGCATCTGCGCTCGGCGTGGCGTTCATCGCGATGCTGCCGACGCTTGTTGCACGGCTCGCGCTGCTTTTCGTTACGGGCCTTGCAACCGCCATCGGCGGGCTGGCCGGCATCGTCTCTGGCGGCCTCGCCGGCATCTTCGCCCTGCTGCTGACCCCGGCAGGATGGGCTGTGATCATCGCCGGCATCGGCGCTGCGCTCGTTGCCTATTTCTGGGATGACATCGTTGCGGCGGCGCCCAGGCTGATTTCAGCCGGTGTGGAACTTGGGAATGCGCTTTTCGAGGGCATCAAGTCGATCGGTGGGGCGATAGCGGATTGGTTCGCCGGGCTGGTGCCGGATTGGGCTGCGGGCTTCTTCGCCGGCAGCGGCGGGCCTGCTCGACCGAAGAACAGCGAGGTCCCGCCGGAGACCCCGGCAACCTCGTCCCCGACGCGGGGGCGCTACAACATCCCTGCGCCGGCCACGCCGCCAGGATCGTCGGTTCCGCAGATGCCGGCCGGCCGTGGTCGCTATGGCAGCCGCGCCATGGAGAATTTCGAGGGCAACATGGCGAAGATGTCGGCGCCGGCTGCCGCTCAGGCGGTTGTGACCGACAATAGCCAGGACAATCGCCAGTACCCGGTGACGGTGAATGCGCCGGTGACGATTACGGTGCAGCAGGCGACGCAGGCGCCGGGAGCGCTCCAAGGCGCCATGAAGGGCGCCGTCGAGACCGGGGCGCGCGCCGGTGGCGCCGTTCCTGCCCGCATGCAGCCAGGACCCGTGCAATGACCGCCATCCTGTTCAGCCGATCCGTCGGCCCGGTCCCGGTCGACTGTGTCGTGAGGGAGGGCTACCGCCACGGCCTCGGCATTTCCGAGATACCGATCGAGAGCGGGGCCAACATCACGGATCACGCCTATATCGAGCCGAAGCGGCTGCGGCTTGACATCGCCGACGGCGCGGCGGCAGCGACGTTCAATGCGCTGGTCGCCTTTCAGGAAAGCCGGGTTCCGTTCACCGTCGTGTCCGGCCTGTTTGTCTATTCGAACATGCTGGTGGCGCGGATAGATGCGGACCGTGACTGGCAGTGGTCGGCCGCGCTGCGCAGCTCGATAGACCTTCAAGAGGCGATCATCGTCGAGACGGCCTATGTCTCGGCGGAAGAGGGCGACCCGATCAGCCCAGGCCAGCCGGGCGGGACGAACAGCACGCAGTCGGCTAGTCCTTCGGCCGCGCGCGCTGGTGATGCCACTACGGCGGATCGGGCCAGCGGAACGGTGATGCGAGGCGACGCTGGGACGACGACGGTTCCGGCCGCCCAGAGCCAGTCCATTCTCAGCGGAGCGCTCGGGCTGTGATCGAAATCCCTGTGCTCGACGTTGCCGATCAGAAGCTCGGTCTTGTTCTGTCGGGCCGGCGCGTCACTCTGCGGCTGCGCTACAACGTGGTCACCGATCGATGGTCCTTCGACATGTCGATCGATGACGATCCGGTCCTTCACGGGCGCCGGATTGTGCTCGGGGCCGACCTGCTCGGCGCGTTTGACTTCGGGATCGGGGCGATCTTCGCCTATCGGGCGGCGGAAGGAGCCCAGCCGAGCCGCACGGGTCTGCCGGCGGGGAGGGTGAAGCTCTATCACGCCACGGCCGCCGAGATCGCCGCTGCCGAGGCCACCTGACATGACTTTGCAGTTCCTCCGGAAGGTCCGGCTGACGGCGTCGGGCAGCGGCGCCTCGCTCATGCTGAACCCCGGCCCGGTCCAGCGCCACGAGATGAAGATCGCGTTCGACATCACGAAGTCGATCAGCTCTCAGGCCAATGCCGGCTCGATCCGGATATGGAACCTCGCGGAATCAAGCCGGAACGCGGTCGGCAAGGAATTAGACGATATCACGCTTGAGGCCGGCTACCTGCCGCCGGGTGGATCTGGGAATGTCGGCATCATCTTCAAGGGGCAGATGAGGGACGTCGAGCACACCCGCGAGGGGCCCGACATCATCACCACCCTGTCGTGCGGCGACGGCGACAAGGCATTCCGATCCGCAACCATTTCCAAGACCTATCCCGCCGGGACCAAGGTGGAGGATGTGGTCGAGGGTGTCTATGAGGAGCTTGAAAAGAAAGGCGTCTCGCGCGGCGAATGGAAGTTCCCCGACGAGGCTCAGCCGTTCCGCCGGCCCTATTCGATGTGCGGTGGGTGCAAGCGCGAACTCGACACGGTTGGCCGGTCGAAAGGCTTCTATTGGTCGGTGCAGAACGGCGTGATGGAGGTCCACCCGGCGGATGGCTACCTGAGCGGGCTGGTACCGCTGATCTCGCCGCAGACAGGCATGATCGACGTCCCGACCATCACGGACAACGGCGTCAAGGTGTCGTGCCTGCTCAACCCCGAAATCCGGCCCGGCCGCCGTGTGCGCATCGAAAGCCAGGTGCTGGAGATGAACGCGGAGGGCGGGATGTACCGGGTTTCGGAGGTGATCTTCTCCGGCGGGAACCACGATGAGGGCGACATGCGCGCCGCCATCACCGCAGAGGCGATCAAGGGCGGCAAGGTCGATCAGGGAGTTAAGCCATGAGTTCGTC